TGTGCAAGGTACAGAATTCAAGCCAATCGGCACACTCCTCAACTACAAGCAGGTGCGCCCTTCCACACGCCTTGAGGTGAGTCCTTTGTCTGAGATCATTTCCGAGGAATGTGGCGAGGTGCGCCGTCATGAGCCGCCACAGACGATTGGCAAAGCCACTGTCGAGGTCCTCAAGTTGAAGGAGATGGCTGGCCGTACGATGCTCAATCCAGAGGACATGAAGCTCGCCATGCAGGATCAGTTTGACGAACTGTGTGCTGCTGTGGAGAGCCTTGATTTCGCAGGACATTTCAAGGCTCTGACCTTGGATGAGGCTACTTCTGGTGTGGCTGGGTGCCATAGTGTTCGAGCCATTAACCGTGGCACGGCTGCTGGTTGGCCTTTTGTGGGCAACAAGTACCCTTTTGTGGAGGATAACCCTCGCCCGGGTTTGCCTGACGCATTCTCACTCACACCAGATGTGGTGGCAGATGTGGGGCGCGCCATGGAGACTATGGGCCGCCTTGAGCGTTGCAACTTTGTGTTCAAGGGGTCCCACAAGGATGAGCCTGTGAAGATTGGCAAGATGAAGACTCGTGTGTTTGAAGGGAGCCCTTTGGTGCTTACGGTGATAACGCGCATGTTGTTCATGCCCATCATCAGGTTGTACTTGCTTGCCAGGTGTCTCACTGGTAGTGCTGTTGGCATTGATGCCACAAGCATGGAGTGGGATGATTTGTACCAGTACATGGTGCAGTACAATGGTGAGGTCACTGTGATTGGTGATTGGGTGCATTTTGACACATCACAGGTGTACCAGGAGATGATGGCCGTGTTCTGCATATGGATTGCAGTGTATGAGAAGTACGGCAGCTTCACACCTGAGGAAATCAACGCCATGTGGGTTGTTGCTGAGGAGACGTGCCGGCACTTCGCTTTGTTGCGTGGTGATGTGGGCATGACTGAAGGCACCAATCCTTCAGGTGGTGTGGTGACTGTCTATCTCAACAACCCGGTGGGGGAGTTGAGGTTTAAGAGTGCATTTTATGGAATGGCTCGCGAGCAAGGACAGATTGCTGAGGTGCCACTTTGGGACCACATGGAGGAGCCATTTTCCACTGGTGGGGTGCGCATTGGGCGGAATGGTCGTGGTGCGTTCAAGCCATTGCTACCAAACCTGCATGGGCGTTTTGGTGATTACGTGCGTGCGGCATACTACGGTGATGACTTCATGCAGGCTGCCAGGGAGCAAGTGTTGGAGTGGTACAATCAGCAGACTTTGTACGCGTACTTCCAGAAGGAGGGCTTGCAACTCACCGATGCCAACAAGCAACCTTTTGAGACGCCTACGACACCTTGGAGCGAGGTGACGTTCCTCAAGAGGCATTTCAGACATGATGCAGACACAGGCAGTGTGATGGGCCCTTTGGAGATGGGTTCTATTTACAAGAGTCTTCATGTGTGGCCCAAGACATCACAGCTTAAGTGGAGCCCGCAGGTTCATGCAGCCCAGATCATTTCTGGGTCGTTGCGTGAGCTTTTCCAGCATGGCAAGGAAGAGTACTCAAAGCGTGCACCTGCATTGGTGCGCGCGGCGAAGCGTTTTGGCGCGGCGGAGTACTTGGCGCTGGAGGAGCTTGACTATGAGTCGATGCATGTGAAGTGGTACAACAAGGAGATGCGTACTGCTGCGACTTTTGCTGAGTTTGCTGTTGCGACCAACCCCCTGAATTAGAGGGGGCATTCGCGCTTTGTGAGCGCGTTATAAGTACACTCGCGCTTTGTGAGCGTTGTTAAATACACTAGGCGCTTCGGTTGCTGAGGCCTTTGAGATATGGCCCGTGAAAATCTTCCTTTTGCTTTGGATACCGTCCCTTGTGTGCGTGAACGCGACCGAGTGGGATTAGGCTTAGCAGATTGTGTACTGGTCCCTCGTGACCGACCTGTATTTACAGGGGGTATTTGTACTTACCGTAGTGTTCAAACCTTGTAGAGATATTGATCCTTTTCCTACATTGTATACCGGATTGCTACCAATTATTTATCTAGTACCACGCAGGGGTCTATACCTGTAACTACCAAACACGAGACTGCGGAGATGCAGGACGCGGAGATGGGCACATTGGTGTCTCTACCGTATGCTCCTGATACGACCCGTGACTCGTTGTTTAGAGGCGTTGATACGTCTCTGGCGAGATTTTTCGAGCGGCCCATTGTCGCTAGGACTTATACCTGGACACCAAATCAGGTTGG